CTATGGCTCTATCGTAGTCCCAGACATGGGAAAAGAAAAAACGCTTAAAGGCAGAATAATCTCAGTTGGACCTGGGCAGTATACTGCTATGGGGAATCTAATTGAACCTACAGTTAAAGTAGGAGATGTAATTATTATGCCTCAAATGGGACCTACAGTACTTAATCATGGTAGTGATGAGTATTTGGTTTGTAAAGAAAATGAAATTTTAGCAATTATTGAAGAATGAGTAAAGTAACTATCGTAAACTACGGAGACGACTCCCGTAAAAAACTAATTGATGGAGTTAATCAATTAGCAGATGCTGTCGTAACTACCTTAGGGCCTAATGGTCGTAATGTTGTTATTCAAAATGAACAAGGTGTGCCCCAAAGCACAAAAGATGGAGTAACAGTAGCTAAAGCTATTGAACTTGAGAACACTGTAGAAAACACAGGTGCTCAACTTGTAAAACAAGCTGCTATTCGTACGGCTGAACAAGCAGGTGATGGTACTACTACTTCTACCTTATTAGCTAGGGAAATGGTTAATGCAGGTATGCGTTATAGTGATAAGGGTCATAACACTGTAGAAATTAAACGTGGGATTGATAAATGTGTTAAAAAACATGTAGAATATTTACGTGAAATCTCACAAAATATTTCCGACGAAGACCAACTTCGCCAAGTAGCCACAATCTCAGCTAACAATGATGTTGAAGTAGGTGAACTAATTGCGACTGCAATGGAAAAAGTAGGACGTGATGGTGTAGTTACTATTGAAGAATCACGTACTGGTGAAACTTATCTTGAAACTGTAGAAGGTTTACAATTTGATAGGGGATTTAAATCACCTTATTTTGTTACTAATAATGACACTATGACTTCTACCCTTAAGGACACTGCTATTTTATTCTATAATGGTAGGATCACTACAGTAAAGGATTTACTTCCATTACTTGAAAATCTATCTTCCCAAGCTAAATCATTACTTATTGTTGCTGAAGATATTGATGGTGAAGCACTTGCTACCCTTATTGTTAATAAAATGAGAGGTATTTTAGATGTATGTTGTGTTAAAGCCCCCGATTTTGGTGATCGCCGTGCTTTACTTATGAATGATATGGCTACCCTTACAGGGGGTCAGGTAGTTGATAAAGATAAAGGTATGAAACTTGATAAATTTGACCTTAAATGGTTGGGTGAATGTCGCACAGTTACTATTACTAAAGAAACTACTACTATTGTTGATGGGGCTGGTGAAGAAAAAGCAATTGAAGAATTATGTGCTAACCTTCAAACCCAAATTGAAAATTCATCATCACCTTTTGAAACTGAAAAACTTCAAGAACGTCTTGCTAAATTAGTAGGAGGTGTAGCAGTAGTTCATGTTGGTGGAAACACTGAAACTGAAATGCGAGAGCGTAAAGATAGAGTAGATGATGCTCTTCAAGCTACAAAAGCTGCTATCGAAGAAGGTATTGTTCCTGGTGGTGGGTTGGCATTACTTAGAGCAGCTCATAATGTAGACTGCCAAAATAATATGGACAACCCAGACCAAAATATTGGATGTAACATAGTTAAATCTGCCCTCCGAACTCCATTTAAACAAATCCTTAATAATGCTGGAGTAGAAGATGCTTCACGTATTGAGTTTAGTGTAACAGCTGGTGTAAAAATTGGTACAGGTTATAATATTAAAACAGGAAAGTTTGATGATTTCTTTAAAACTGGAATTATTGATCCTACTAAGGTTACGCGTTGTGCCTTAGAAAATGCAGCTTCAATTGCAGGTACTATTCTATTAACAGAATGTACTGTAGTGAATAAACCCGAAGAAAAAGCAGACGAACCCCAACTTGGAGGTATGCCTGGGATGTTTTAAATTTAGATGATGTCTGAGTTTGAAACAATAGAACAAAAACAACTCATCGCAAAGAGAGTCCCACCTGGAGACAGGTGGGCTCTCGCTGATGAGCCTAGTAAAGTATATGATACATTAACTGATACATTAGAGGCATACTTCCAAAAAACTCAATTTAATAAGGCGTTTTATTTGGATCCAATTGGAAGTGCTCTATATTCAGTAGATAGGGTAGAAGTAGAAATTAAACCAGAACCAATCAAAACATTTGACTTTTATGGAGACGGGTATAAATAATAGTTTATGGGTAGAAAAATATCGCCCTGGGGTACTTACAAATTATGTGGGTAATGAACATCTTAAAGGGATTATTAATCGATATTTAGAAGAGAACGATATTCAAAATCTAATCTTCTATGGACCCGCTGGCACAGGAAAAACAACACTTGCTAAACTCCTTGTTAAAAATCTTAATTGTGAGTATCTTTATATTAATGCCTCTGATGAAAGGGGTATTGAAACAATCAGAGATAAAGTATCGGGATTTGCTAGCACAATGTCGTTTAAACCACTTAAAGTGGTTATTCTGGATGAGGCTGATTTTCTTACTATCCAGGCGCAAGCTTCTCTCCGTAATGTTATTGAAACGTTTTCAAAGAGCACTAGGTTTATTTTAACTTGCAACTATGTAGAGCGTATTATTGATCCCCTACAATCCCGTTGTCAAGTACTTAAAATTGTACCTCCTAGTAAAGGTGAGGTTGCTAAACATTTATTTGATGTCCTTTCTACAGAAAGTATCCAACACAATACTAACCACCTTAAAGATTTAGTAAACCAATACTACCCAGACTTACGTAAAATGATTAACGTATGTCAAATGTCTTCTAAAGATGGGGAATTAGAATTAGATAAGCAAATACTTGTATCATCCAATTATATTAGTAAAGTAATTGAATTATTACCTAATAAAAAGTCATTTAAACAAATTCGTCAAGTAATTGCCGATTCCAATGTAAATGATTTTGATGCGTTATATAAAGCTTTATATGCGCGTATGGACGAATATACATCACGTCCTGCAGAAGCTATTATTATTATTGAGGAATATATGTATCATTCAAATTTTCGAATTGATAAGGAAATTAATATGATGGCATGTATTTCTAAACTACTTGAAGTCTCTGGTAAAGTTGTTATATAAAGATTTAATACAATTTGGAGACCGAATGTTTATGTTGTATCGTACAATAAAACAAAATGAAAAAGTAGATGCTAACCTACTTAAAAAATATTGGCATTGTGATACGGTATTAAAAAAAGAAAATATATATTATTTTTGTAACGAAATTAAAGAAATAGATTATGAAGAAATCAGAAATGCAGGCTCCACAGCCCCAGATTGAATTAAGTAAAACTGTGTCAATTCCTACAGAAAATGGAAAACCTATTTGGCACCAAGGAGTAGTTCTCCGTAAAGTATCTCGTTTCATTACGGGAGGGGATGAGGATGCAGTAATGCCCATCCCAGTATTTTACGATCCTGAAACAGGTAAAATTTTAAAACAAGGTCTTCCTCCCGAACTTCAAGGAGAATATGACACTATTTGATTGGCTTAAAGAGCTAACAGGTAAAAAGCGCGATTGGGACTCCTTTTCCGATAAGGAGAAGGAGTCCTTTAATCCGTATATGATTAATAGATTTATATCTATGCATCAGCCATTTGCTGAACTAGCAAATTATGTACAAACTATACCTTATACTGAAAAGGAAAAATATTATAAGGTGTATTGTGGTTTACTCCCTAAACAAAATGTTTGGCTTAAATATATCAAATCAAAAATGAAACAACCTACAACAGAATTAATAGATGCTATTTGTAAAATATTGGGATGTTCTAGACGTGAGGCACATGAAGAAGTTATTTTATTAGATCATGATGTGCTAGAAGATCACCTATACGAAGCAGGTTACCAACCTAATGAAGTAGCAAAAATGTTTAAATAAATTTATGAAAATTCTTTGTATTATACCTGTTTATAATGCTCAAAACACTTTAAAAGGAGCAATTGAATCTATTACAAATCAATCCTATACTAATTGGGAACTTGTTATAGTAGATGATGCTTCTACTGATAGATCTTATAAAATAGCCCAAAGTTATGCTAAAAAATATCCTAATATTACAATATTAAAAAATCATACTAACCAGGGATGTTATTATAGCAGAAATAGAGCTCTTTACTATATGAAAGATAAAGAATGGGATGTATTTACAATACATGATGCTGATGATATTTCTACTTTTGATAGATTTAAATTATATATTGGATTATTTACTAATTATCCTAAAGTAAAAATTATAAATGGAGTATATCAAGGTAAAAGATGGAGAAGAAATTTAAATAATTTATCTATAAAATATAAAAAATCGTATGCTGCGGGGATAGTTTGGTTTTATAAAGAAGTATTTTATAATTTTGGTTATTATGATAATACTAGATTTTCTGGTGATAAAGAATATTTAAGTAGGATTGAATGCTTTTTAAAAGTATGTTGGGGGAATGACCAATACCAAGCTGAATTGCAAAAAATTAAACTTAACCCTCCTTTGGAATTTTCATACTGCTACACAGTCTCTCCTACAGCTTCTCCCTCTTTATCAGTTTCCACCTCTCAAGAAGAAAAAAATAATTATATTGAATCTTATAATAAAAAATTTGAATCTTGGGTATCATTAAATGAATTTTATCAAGAATTTACCCCCCACAAAGAAGATTTATAATGGATAGTATTGTAGCCTCAGTTATAGAACAATTCACTACTCGAGCTGAGTTTGGTGAGAAAAAGTATGGCGTTAATCTTGATAGAGAAGATCTTAAATTCCATGAATGGGTTACTCATATGAAAGAGGAACTTATGGATGCCATACTTTACTTAGAAAAATTAGAAAAATTATATGGCCAAGAAGCCCCAAATACTCAAGGAGATACAGAATAAAGAATTGCCTGAGGTAAATTATGCTTACCAAAAGACAATTTCTTATTCCCAAATGTCTATGTATAGAAGTTGCCCACACAAGTGGTCACTCCAGTATAAAGATGGACATTATCAAAATGAACAATCTATTCATTTTACTTTTGGAACTTCAATGCATGAAGTAATCCAAGATTGGCTTACTACAATGTATGAAGAATCAGGAGTAAAAGCAGATGCCATGAACTTGGAAGAAATATTCCAGGAAAAATTTATAAATTTATATAAAGAAGGTTACACCAAAAATAATGAAACCCACTACTCATCCCCAGAAGAACTACGTGAGTTTTTTGAGGATGGAGTAGCAATACTAGATTTTCTTAAAAAAAGACGTAAACAATATTTTGGTAATCGTGGTTGGCACCTTGCAGGTATTGAATTACCTATTGTGATGAACATTGGT